ACCAAGTCAACTTGCACGGATCATCGAAGGATATCGCTCGGAAGGGATCATTCTTGATCTGATCATTCCAGACTACGCAGACATCATGGCCGCGGAATATCGCTCTGACAATCTGATCGACAACCTGCGCTCTATCTATATCGACCTGCGCGCCATCGCCTTTGAGTTTAATTGCGCCATGCTGACAGCGACACAGACCAACCGTGACGGCGCCAAGGCCGCGACGGCTAAAGCGACAGACGTTGGTGACGACTGGAACAAGGTGCGCACCGCAGACGTGTTCTTGGGTATCTCCGCCACAGAGGCCGAGAAACAGATCGGTGAGGCGCGTTTGACCTGGCTTGCATCCCGGAACACCGAAGACGGCTTCTCTCTGCGTCTCAAGCAGGATCGTAGCAAGATGCAGTTTGTGAAAAAAGTTCTGGGGCGTGTGATCTGATGCGCATTCTGGTCAGTGGCGGGTCAAAGTTTGACGAGGAAGCGATTGTCTGGCGGGCGCTCGATTGGCTGCATGGTAACATAAGTGTCACCGAGCTGGTGCATGGCGACGCGCCGGGTGTTGATAAGGCCGCCGGTCGATGGGCTGAGCAGAATGACATCGTGACCTATAGGTGTCCTGCCGACTGGAACAGCTATTACGGCGGTCTGGCCGGTCGTGTGCGAAACCGCAAGATGTTGCTGCATTACAAACCGCAATTGGTCGTGGCGCTTCCTGGCGCCAATGGAACGCAACACATGTGCGATCTGGCGAATGAGTTCAGATATCCGCTGATGCGGTTCGATAGAAATGGGGAAGTGATATGAAGCTAGACGTCGAGGAGTTCGAGGCAGAGCTGGACATGGAGTTCTTTCTCAGCCGCGAGAGCATTCCGTTTCGCGTCACGCGCGGCTCGTCCGGCGTGCAGTTGAACATCAAGGTCTGCCCGGCCTGCGGTGACTCCCGCTGGCGCACATACTTCGGCACAGAGACAGGCCGCGGAAACTGCTTCGTCTGTAACAAGGCCTTCAACAAGCTAACCTTCGTGCATGAACATCTTGGCGGTGTGGTTTGGCGTGACACCTTCGATTTCGCACGGGAGCTTTTGACAGAGCAGGGCTGGCGGCCAAAGCGCGAGGCGCTGGTGGCGGTTGATTACGACACAGTTGTGCTGCCGATTTCTGATGCGCTGCCGCTCGAGGACGGGTCCAACCTGGAATATCTGGAACAGAGGGGCTTCGGACCCGACATCGTGCGTTATTTCGCCTTGCGATATTGTCAGTCCGGTTGGTGGCGTTTCAGAGACGCTGACGGCGATTGGCAGATGCAGAACTTCGGCAATCGCGTGATCATTCCGGTGTTCGATCTGGATGGCAAGTTGAAGACTTTTCAGGGTCGCGACATCACCGGCACCAGCAAGATGAAATACCTGTTTCCAAAGGAGCTGCCCGGCACTGGTCGCTATCTGCTCAATGGCCAGAATGTCATGGCGACAAATCATGTCGTGATGGGCGAAGGCGCGCTCGATGTTGCTGCGATCAAGATGGCAATGGATGAGGAAGTTGATCTGCGCCACATCGTTCCGGTTGGGTCTTTCGGCAAGCATCTGTCTTACGGCTCAATGGTGGGCGATGATCAGTTGGGGCGCTTTAACATCCTCAAGAGCAGAGGCTTGAAGACCGTAACAATCATGTGGGACGGGGAAAGGAGCGCACTCCTGGCTGCCCTTGATGCCGGTAAGATCCTGACGGGGATTGGGCTGAAGGCGAGGATCGCGCTTTTGCCACAGGGCAAAGACCCCAACGAGGTGCCGTCAGAGGTGGTGCGCGAGGCTTTCTACAAGGCAGATGTCTGGGCACCATCTTTGGATATTCGGCTCAGATTGCGCAACCCCTACGCCAAATAGGCTAGTTCATCGCTGACTGACTTCCCGAGCGCATGCCGTGTCATTTCGCGCTATAAAGAGACTGTAAAAGATCACGCGAAAAGCGAGGACGTATGATTAACTACCCCGTTAAAATCACAAGCTGGTCGCTCGATCATCAAGTCGGCACAAAGCAATACCATTTTATGAAAATCGAGACTGCTGACGGTCTTGCACTGGGCATTACGCGCTGGGGCAAGACCGGCACATTCGGTCAAATTGCCATTGAAGATGGGCTTGCAAAGAAGATTTCACCCTCTTTGGTGAAGAAAGAGAACGAGAAGATCAAAAAGGGATACTTCGGTGTCACTTCTGGGCCAAATTCTTACAAAGAGTTCGAGGTGAATACCGAGGTGGCATTGAGCAGAGCGCTCGGTCCGGCAATGGTGCGGCATTTGACCGGCGTGAACGCGCTCGCCCTTATCGGTCACTCTAACGACAAGACATACAATGTGTTTGCCGAACTCACAAAAGAGAAAGAGGAAAAAGACAAGCGCGATGCCGTTGCGCGAAATCAATTGTTGCAGGCACAGCATGAACAAAAGGCGCGCGAACAAGCCGCCATCGAGGCAAGCAATCCAGATTGGGGGCGTTTCTGATGACCATTCTCACACAAAGCAATATGATTTTCACCTGTCCTATCTTCAACGCCGAGACGAAGATGAAGGACTGCGTGAAGCTGCGCGATATGCTCTGGCGCGGCAGTGGCCCAGACGTGCGTCGCGGCTGTCAGGCCTGCATGCACGCAGGTAAGTGTCCGGTAACACGCATTGTGCAAAAGACGTCCTTTATCAAGGGCTACATCGGGTCCGAGTATTACTCCGAAGAGGCGACGAAGGGTAAGATATACGCCGAGGATTTGGAGCGCATCGAAAACACGGTCGTCATGGAAAACACCATGAACGCATATCGCGTTTCTCTTGCCGAGCGCGAACTGATCCTCTCTGCCGGTGAGCGTATCACAAAGCAATTGGGCACCGCGCCGCGCAATGCGCCGAAGAAGAATGTCGTTATCGCTGGCAAGAGCACACCGCGCGGTAGGAGCGCTCCACGCCGCGTTGCTACGCCAGAACCCGTCGCACAGCCCAAGATCAACACAGCAGCCGCCACAGGCGATCTGACAGCCGCTATCAATGGAGAGACAGCATGAACCACGCAGAGATATTTGCGAAGATCGAGGAAATTGCGGCAACGGGCGCGCGCCTCGAGAAGGAGTCGCTTTTAAAGGATGTCACCGCATCTGGGTTTGGTCGCAAGGTGCTGACGTATGCCTACGACCCGTTCAAGACATACGGTATCAAACCAAAGGGCGCTATCCCAACTGGCCCTACGCCATTCACTGTGGATTGGGATGGCGTATTCATGTTTCTTGACCAGCTGATCGCACGCGAGATTACCGGCGCCGAAGCGCAGGCGCGGTTGACAAAGATCATGGGTCATATCGGCACAGAAGGCGCAATGCTGCTGTCACGGATCGTTCTCAAGGATCTGCGTTGCGGCATCGGTGAGACGACGATCAATCTCGCAGTGCCTGGTCTGGTGCCTGGCTTTGCTGTTCAGCGCGCACAGGCATACGAGAAGCGATATATCAAAGAGTTCCCGTGGGTGATCGAACCAAAGCTGGACGGTCAGCGCAACACCTTGTTGGTCAAGAACGGCGAGGGTGCTTTCTTCACGCGCTCTGGCAAAGTTGTTCCGGCGTTGCAGTTTCTTGTTCAGCCGGTTCTTGATGTCGCGCGCCATGCTGTCACCGTCGATCCCGGTTTGTGCGAGTTCATGACGGGCGTGCGCTCCTTTATGGGCGGTGAGACACAGCTTGGCGCAATCTCATTCATGCTCGACGGCGAAGCTATGATGGGTCTGTTCAAGGACACAGGCGCGCTCAGACGCAAGGATGCGGACGCAGAGGGTGCGGAACTGCATCTTTACGACATGATGCCCTATGACGATTTCAACGAACCTGGAACGCACGGGCTGCCGCTGCGCAAACGGCGCGCATATCTCAACCGGTTCGTTCAGATCGCCCACGAACTGCTGACGTCAGATGGTCCTGTTCAGAAGGTGCCTCAGTATTTCGTCAATTCGGACAAAGAAATTCAGACCTTCTTTGAAGCGATGCTGGAAAAACCGCTGGCCGTCTATCTCGCGCGTGGCGACAAGAAGCGCGAGGCCGAACTGCTCGCAGGAATGATCGACACGAACACCGGCGGCCCGAAGATGCTCGAAGGCGCGATGGTGAAAGACCCAGATGCACTTTATGAGAAGCGCAAGTCTCGGTCTTGGCTGAAACTGAAAGCCGAAGAAACCGAAGACCTGATCGTGATTGGTGCATATCCGGGCGAGTCCGGCACCAAGTATGAGCAGAGCCTGGGCGGGCTGATCGTAAATCGTAATGGTGTCGAGGTTCGCGTGGGTGGTGGATTTTCCGATGCGCAGCGTGACGAGATATGGCGCGTCTTTACACGCGAGATTGCCGCGGCCGCAATTCATGATCCGGGTGCGTTCGATCATCGACCCGACACAAAGGGCATTGTCTGGGATGCAAACAAGTTGATCCCACCTGCCTACACGGTCGTCGGCGGTATGATCGAGGTGAAGTTTCACGAAGTCACGCCAGACGGCTCACTGCGTCATCCCCGCTTTATTATGTGGCGTGACGACAAGCAGGGCGAGAAGGACGCGGCATGATCTTTCGGTTCAAAACAGAGGAAGATAAAGCAGAAAGGCGTCTCGAAGAGCATCGCCGCCTTTCTAATTGGCACACGCATTTCTGCTGGCTTCCGGTGCGTCTCGAGTGCGGAAGTGTCTCCTGGTTTGGAGTAGTTTTGAGACGCGGTATCTACTCTCAGGGAGAGTGGGTGTGGTTATACGAGGAAATGAAATGAAACCGCATCACGTTCAGAACAAGGCCGTTAAACCCAGCTGGAAGCAGTTATGGCGCGAGACGATCTGTTCGGTCAAAGGGCATGTCTTTTATGTGGCTTGGGGCAACGGGTATCTGGGTTTGCCACAATCGCACTGCTATTGCTGTGGTAAGAAAGGCTCCGACGCGATTGATAGCTGTGGCGAATGGATAGAGCCGATCGGTTAAGGCGCACCGCGCTTCTCATACCACTTGCGACAAAAGCCCAGGAATGCAGACTCCGCGTTCTTGGGCTTTTCTGTAGCCCAGCTGCGCCACTCCGCCTCGATCATGCGCACGTCCCATCCCGGCGCCAATACACGCGCAGTATCATAGATGTCCGGATCAAGCGGCTCGATCACGACCTTCTCCAAAACCTGACCAACTGTGCCTCGGTTCGTGAACACGACCTGAGTTTCGTCCTCGGAAAACCGCAGGGCATAATCTGGCATGTGGTCGTGTTCAATGTCCTCTGCGATAATCACGCCGATCAGGCGCTTGAACTCGAATGAAGTCGATCCGGATCCGCATTTCTTCTTGAGCAAGCCTAGACTAATCCGCCAGTCCCGTTGGTGGCCGCAATGCTTGCGCGCCAGCTCGTATATGCGCCGCTCTAAGGGCTTCCTGAGTCGAAAGTAGTCTCGGTGTAGCGTAAGCACCTCTTGCGCACGTATCGCGTTAAAAACCCAGTCTGAGAGCTTGACCTCGATCTCCTGCATGCGCCCGTCGCGCGTCTCGCGCACCACACGCGCCCGCTCGATCAAACCGAAGGTGTCGAAGACCTCTTTGCCGCCTGTGATGATGTTGGTGCTGATGGTCGTGCCGCGCAGTCGCTCTAGGGCAGATTTGAGAAGCTCATAGCCACGACCGGTCGTCATTCGGTTTGTGGATTTCAAAAGTTCGGATGCGTTGAAGCGCACGATAGGGGAGGGCTCAAGACCGGCGTTGATCGCGCGCACCAGATGGCTGATGCAGAATATCAAAATGTCCCGGTCATGCACCGTTGCCAGACCATCCGAAGAGGGTTTGATTGAAATGGAGATCCCGTTGTGTTCGTAGTGCCGCGGCCGCAGATCAGGCTTGGTCGACAATGAGAAGATCGGATGCTCCATAGATGCCATGTCGCCTTTGGGCGTCGCGTCAAAGATGTCGCAAATGAAAAAGTCCGGGGTAGGGTGGCGATCTGGTAGAAGAGGCTTGAGCATAAGGATTCCCTTTTCGAACTGCCCGCAAGAAACGACACTTCACCCATAGAGTCAAATCAAACGACACTTCACCCATAACGGCTAAGCGTAACGACACTTCACCCATACCATCATCACGTAACGACACTTCACCCATAAACGAATCCCACTCTACACATGAAACAGTCCCACTTCACACATAGGGTCATATTGTAAGTGGCTGATTATTATAGCCAAAATAGGCACTTCTTGCGCCTTAACACCTCTAAGTAACACATATATAACACCAGTGGAATTAACGCCTGTAATCCATGTTATGTTAACATAACCTATACGTGTGACTAATTTTTTACGAAAACCTGCATTGACGATGTGAGATTATGGGAATAAGTCATTGATGAATTAAATGTCGTTTGGCAACATGCAGTCCGTATAACTTTAGCTATAACTAAACTAAGCGACACAAGACGGATAGAAATGGAGTATGAAATGTCCGACACCGTAGACGAACTATCAAAGGTCTCTGTTTTCGTAAGAGACCGGATCAAGGAACTTCAAGGCACAAAGCTCCAAAAAGAGATTGCCCGAGAAGCCGGGTTCCCTAATCCAAACATCCTATCCATGCTCAAGCAAGGCGATGTGAAACTGTCACTTGACAGGGTTCCCCTACTCGCTAAAGCACTGGACGTCGATCCTGCGTATCTGTTCCGTCTTGCCATTGAGCAGTTCTATTCCGAAGACACGGTGCGCATGATCCTTTCGTTTTCCGGTAGCGCGCTGAGCAAGTCTGAAAAGAACATCCTAGAGGTGATCCGAAGCGCAACTGGCGGAAAAGACCCAGAACTGACTGAAAATATGGAGAAGGAGCTTTTCACCCTTTTTAGCTCCTAAGCGAAATCAAATGTCGCTGCCTGAAAAGCCGCGACAGTCCTTTATTGAAAGAATAAACATGGATAATCGCGGTCGCGTCGAAAAGATTTCTTATGACGCTGGATGTGAGTTGGTCGCAAAAATGACCGTGACTGATACGTTCTCTATCGCCGGTGCGGATCTAAAATGGGGAAGCCTTGATGGCGTTTCTGTTTTAGTCGCGCTGGCGGCGTGGGGTGAAACAACCCTCTTCTATCCTTTTGAAGACCGTAGCGTTTTGTCGTATTATGAAAAGTAAGTCAGATATTACATAACGCAACGCGATAACGTAACGGAGTGCGCAAATGAACCGTGAAATCATAGAATTACGCGAGGTAATCACCAAGCTGGTTCCACTGCTAAGTGGGCAAGGTTTGCGTGTAACGCAGCGCGGAAGTCAGGCGTATGTGCGTGCAAACGCCCATACGAAAAAGCCCGAGATTGTCAATATTCCGAACATCTCGGACAACGCCTCACCTGAGTTTATTCTAGCGATTCACGGTTTCATTGACCACGAAGTTGCGCATGTTCTTTTCACCGACTTCTCCACTCAAACTGGTCACAAGCCCGGTTCGATGGAGGACAATCGTCTGCATGGTCTGCACAACATCGTAGAGGATACGATGATTGAGAAGGAGATGGTCAAAGTCTTCCCTGGCTCTGCGCGCAACCTTTCAAACGTCCGTAAGCACTTCCTGATCAAGGTCTCTGACGAGGCGATTGCAAAAGCCGCAGACGACAAGGAAAAGTTTCAATACATTCTTGTTCCGGCGATGCGCGCTCTTTCCGGTCACACCGAGATGCAGGATTGGATGGACGATCACGATCACTGGAGCAATCCGGTAGTTGATGAAATGATGAAGAAGCTATCGCCAAAGTTCCTCGCGGACATCAAGACCGCGACAACAACCGCGCAGACACTTGTGCTCGCCAAGGAACTCGAGGCAATTCTTTATCCGCCTGAACCTCCACAGCAGCAGACACCTCCCCCGCCACCGCCACAGCAAGACAGTGACGATAGCGACACCGACGACAGCGATGATAGCGGCGAGTCCCAGGACAAGCCCGATCAAGAAGCTGGCGAAGGCGATGGCGATGGTGAGCGTGATCACTCCGAGTCCGAGGCAGATGAAGACGAGGAGAGCGACGATCAAGACGCTTCCGGCGGCGCATCTTCTGACGATGAAGAGGACTCGGATGAAGACACCGAGGATGACAGTGAAGACGGCGAGTCCGGCGATACCGGCACATCTGACGAAGAGGACGAAGACAGTGAGCAAGGTGATACAGATGAGGCCGAAGGCACAGACACCGACGAAGACGAAGACGACGGAGAGACAGAAGACACCGATGAAGACAGCGGCGAAGATGACGGTGACGCTGACGCTGGGGACGAAAGCGATGGTGGCTCCGACAGCGATGATGGAGATGTCGAAGAAGATGCCGATAGTGGCGATCTTGGCGACACCGAAGGGTCAGACAGCGACGCCAGTGGGGATACGGACGATGCCGAAGATGCAGACGGCGACTTAGTCGAGGTCAAAGCCGTCACCGATGTGGATGGTGACGTAGAGCATGGCCAGGACACCTCGGACGAGGACGGCGATGGCGGTGGCGTGGGCGCTGGATCAGGTAAGTCACTGTTTGACTTCGATGATGATGCCTTCGCGTCTGTCGATCTGTCGTCCAGCATGGCAGCGCTGATTTCAACAGACGCGCAGGACGTCATGTCGCGGTCTGATTACACCGTCTTCACACGCGAGTTTGACCGGATCGAGCCGGTCAAGCCGCCGGAGAACATCAACGATCTTTGGATACCGGAGATGGAGGAAAAGACTGATCAGATGGCAGGTCGGATGCAGAAGGACATCGAGCGCATCATGGCGTCTCAAAACCATGTCGTTCGTATCCCTGGGCACCGCAGTGGCAAGTTGCATGCGGCATCTCTGTATCGTGTTCCGATGGGCGATCCGCGTGTCTTCACTCAGAAGCAGGAGCATACGTCGAAAAACACCGCCGTTTCGCTGTTGTTTGACAACTCCGGCTCGATGTATGGCGAAAAGTTCTATCTCGCTGCCATCGCGACCTATGCGCTTGTGCGCACACTCGACCGGGTGAACATTCCAAACGAGGCCATTGGCTTCACAACAGGTGACTGGGGCGACATACCGAAAAAAGAGCGCTCTACCGTCATGGATGAAATGAAAACTGGAAGTGTCGGTTTTCACCGCACAGTTCCTCTGATTATGCCGATCTACAAGTCCTTCGACGAGCGCGTGAATACGGTGATCAAGAAGCGTTTCGCCTATATGATGAATGCTCAGCGAGGACTGAACACAAACGTAGACGGCGAGTCCCTGCAGATTGCAGCCGAGCGTCTGATGCGCCGTCAGGAGAAGCGCAAAGTCATTCTGGTTCTGTCTGATGGCGCCCCGTCTGGCGCAAGCAACGCAGGTCCGCACTTGCGCTCTGTTGTCGAGGATCTGGAGAAGATCGGCATCGAGTGTATCGGCATTGGTATCAAGGATCGCAACGTCTCCAAGTTCTACAAGAACCATGTGATCTTGAGCAACCTGGATGATCTGCCAACACAGGTCATGTCCGAAATTAAAGCACTTCTGGGTTAAGAAAATAAGTAATTGGGGAGTTACTTCCCAATTGCACCCCGCTCAAAAAGTAAGTAATGTGTGAAGTATAAAGCATGTCGCGAAACATGTTTGATCTTAGAGGGAAATCAAAATGACTGACCAAGCAAACGCCGCAACCGCGACGGACGATCGGGTATTGTGCCACATCGACAACGTGCGCGTTCACTCCGTGCAATCGCATATCAAGCGCAATCACCCAGACTGGACGATTGACCGCTATCAGCAGGAATATCCTGACGCATCGCTGCTCTCCGAGACGGCAAAGAACGCACTTGCCAAAAAGGAAAAAGAAATGCGCGAAGCCGTCGCAAATGCAAAAGCTGGTCAGGATACGCTTGTGTCCTCTGGTAAGTCTTTCACCTTTTCACAAGCGCCGTTTCATGACGTGTTCGATCTTGGCAATGCGCCCGCTGCGCGCAACGCAAAAGGCAATCCGATCAACATCAAGATGTTCACCGGTCACGACACCGACTCTCTGCTTTATATGCCGCAGGTCGATCATGCGTATGTGTTCGACATTGACCTCGTCAAGAAGGTCATCATCGGCATGGAGCTGAACCTTCCGGTTTATCTCTGGGGCATGCACGGCACTGGTAAGACGTCAGTGTTGCAGCAGGTCGCAGCGCGCACAAAGCGTCCGTTCTTGCGCGTTCAGCACACCATCAACATGCAGGAGAGCGAAATTCTCGGGCAGTGGACAGTGCGTGACGGCGCGACCGAGTTTCAGCTTGGCCCATTGCCAACAGCAATGATCAATGGATGGGTGTATTGCGCAGATGAATATGACTTCGCGATGCCATCTGTAACTGCCGTGTATCAGTCAGTTCTCGAAGGCGAGCCCTTGTTGATTAAAGATGCACCTCCTGCGTTGCGCAAGATCATTCCGCATCCTGAGTTCCGCATCTGCGCAACCGGCAACACAAACGGCATTGGTGACGAAACTGGCCTCTATCAAGGCACGTTGATCCAGAACGCTGCAAACTACTCACGCTTCCGCATTGTGGACGAAGTCAAATATCTCGATCCGAAGATCGAGGAGACAATTCTCGTTGCTAAGACCGGTGTGCCGCGCAGTGACGCTGCGAAGGTTGTGAAGTTCGGCAACGAAATGCGCCGTATGTTCGCAGAGGGCAAAGTTGACATGCCTGTCTCGCCGCGCGAGTTGATCGGTGCTTGTATTATCGCCGGCTCCCTCGGCGGCAAGTTCTCAACCGGACTTGAGTTGTCTTACGCAAACCGCCTGTCGCGCGTGAACCGCCGGGCAGCTGTTGAATACATGAGCAGGATTTTTCCAGAGTGAGCAATCATGCCGATCCAGAAGCGAGCCGCCGCCTTGTGCTGTGGTTCGCTCACAAAGTTATGCGTAGATTGAGGAGCTTGGGTGCAAAAACTGCCCAGTTTTCTGACATCGAGCAGGAGCTATGGTGTGCTTGGTGTATCGCGCGTGACAATTTCGACCCAGAGCAAGGCGTCAAGTTTTCGACATACCTGATGCGCGGTATGAAATTGCACATTAACCGGCATGTTCTGAACCAGTTCGAAAAGGTTCACAGCGAAATCACCGCCTTGTCTTTGGATGCGCAAACCAAAGGATCTGAAGGCGATGATGCTGGTTCTCTTGGTGATATTATCGCTGACACCGACGCCGTCGATCCCGTCGAGCATATCGCCAAGTCTCAGCATCTCGATTTGGTGTGCAGTCGCCTAACACCACGGGCTCGGTCATTCGTTACGATGATCGCAAACCCGCCAGAGGAGATCCTTGAGGAGTTGAGACGTCTTGATGCAAAAGCGGAACATGCCCGGTCAATGGACATTACCTATTCCGTGTCGCGCAGCTTGATGGCCTCTCATGTTTTTGGCGTCATGGGTGCAACGCGCACCGAGCGCACGAAAATCTTCAAGGAGATCGAGAAGGTCACTAAAAGGATGAACAAGTGAGCAGTATCATTCCAAACTACGCGCCGGGCTGTTTCGGATCAGCAATCGCGTTTCAAAAGGCGGAGCTGACCTGTAAATCATGTAGCTTCATGGGCAATTGCGGTCCTGTCGCGCTGCACAATGCGCAGTTACTTCGGGCAAAGTTTGGCATTGCGGAGCCTGCTTTCAAACCTGTCTTGAAAGCACCCGAGGTTGTCGAAGATCGTCCCGCCTTTCGCCTGCCGCAGCGCGTTCAGAATTTGTTGGACAAGCTGGACAATGGCAACTTCGACGTTGTTGGCAAGTTACAGCGTGGCGAAAACCCGTTTGACAAGACGATGCCGACGTTGCGCGTGGCCTGTCACCTTCTGCTTCGGCTCAAACGTCCGATCGACCGCGAGACACTGACGATGGCCTATGTCTCGCATTTGAAATTGCAGCCCGAGACCGCGAGAATTTATGCGCGTGTCGCCATTTACGCGCTTACACATGTGGGCGCTGTCATAAGTAATGATGGTCTTATCTCTCTGAAGGAGAATGCGAATGCTTAATCTTGTCGGAAAAGTTGGTGAGTTCTTCGCCTATTTCTTTGCGCTCTTGTTCGCCTTTTCTATTCTTCTGGCGTCACTCGCGACTTTAGGACTTGTTGCGATATTTGTGGTGATAATGCGGACGTGGCTTTATGTTTTAGCCGTCGTTCTCCTGATCGTCGTCGGTAATCAGATGGGGTATTTGTAATGAACCCCATTCTTGCAGCGCGCTCTGACTTCTCCATCGGCGAGAGCATTCTGACCATAGGCAAACTCGTCTCCGGTGCGAAAGCGATCGGAGCGGGTGTTGTTGGTCTTACAGATACAATGAGCGTCACCGCTTTGATTGATTTCAGTAACGCCGCCAAGAAAGCTGGGCTGCGTCCGATTATTGGTTGTCGTCTGCGCCTGACAGATGATGCAACCTGGCGCCCAGCCAAGGGCGAGAAGAAAAAGCATATGCCGCGGGAATACTTCCTGACGGTCTATCCGCGCAACGACACAGGTGTGAAGATTGTTTTCCGCCTGTTGACGCTCGCCAGCAGTGAGCAGCGGTTCTATTACGTTCCCAAACTCAGCTTTGACGATTTCTTTGCCGAGTTGACCGATGATCTTGTGGTCGTGCTGGGTGATGGCGCATCTGTGCTTGAGCATCCCGACATTGAGAACATCGCCAAGCGCTGCCGCAAGCAGAGTGAACACGTCTACGCACCGCTTGTGCCGATCAACACGCCGTATTGGGGTCGTGTCAATCAGATCGCAACCGGTCTGTGCGCCACAACGCGCGTATTGCCGCTTGTGATCCGCCCTGCCCTCTACACCGAAGATGGTGCAGACGTGCAAGAGATTATGACGGCGATTTCCGACAACGACAAGATCACCGATGGTTGGTTCAAGTCGCGCTACAACCGCGACATGCACTTGATGGGTCTGTCTGAAATGGTCGGTCACGTCAAAACATCAGCGGCGCATTTGGAAGCGCGCGGCGTCACGGGCGCAGGGCAGCTCTGGCGCGACGGTCTGACGAACACAAAGGCGATTGTGGATAGCATCAGCTACGTTTGGGAGAAAGCGGCTGTGACGCTGCCCAAGATGGCGCCGGACGAGTTCACTAAGCTGACAGCCGAATGTCAGAAGGGTTGGCGGCTGCGCTTCTCTGCGCCCGTCTTCGGACATCAGCCGACTGTCGAGGATCAGAAAAACCTGTATCTACCCCGCCTCAAGTATGAGTTGGAGATCCTCAAGAAGCTGAACTTCTCCGGCTACTTTCTGCTGGTGCAGGACATCGTCGTTCACGCAAAGACAAGCGGCATTCTTGTTGGTCCGGGCCGTGGCTCCGTTGGTGGTTCGTTGGTTGCGTATCTGATGGGCATCACTGAATGCGACCCGATCCGCTTTGGTCTTCTGTTCGAGCGCTTCATCAACCCCGAGCGTCTCGATCTTCCAGACGCTGACCTTGATTTCATGTCCTCACGGCGGCACGAGATTGTCGATTATCTGGTGCAGAAGTTCGGCCGCTCCCGCGTGGCAGGTGTGTCTAACTTTGGCACGCTTGGTGCTGCATCTGCCATTCGTGATGTGGGCCGCGTTACGGGTCTGTCGGATCGTGAATATTCGGTTTCGAAGTTCGTGCCGAAGAAGCACGGCGCAAACGTATCTTTGCCGGAGTGTCGCGAGGTGGGTGAGATTGATAAATTCGCAAACACCTATCCAGAACACTGGAAGATCATGGAAGCGCTCGAGGGCACCATTCGGAACTTCTCGCAGCACGCCGCCGGTATCGTCGTTGGTGGGTGTGATCTTGTTGAGCGCGCCGTGATCGAGGACCGCAAGGGAAGCCCTGTGGTGTGCTTTGACAAGCGCATGGTAGAAGACCAGGGTCTCGTCAAGGTTGACGTCCTGGGCCTCTCTACGCTCGACCTGATCAAGCTGTGCGTTGACTATATCACCGAGCGCACCGGCACCACGCCCGACATCTCTGCAATTCCGCTCGATGATCCGAATGTTCTCAAGAATTTTGCCGAAGGTCGCACCAATGCAATCTTCCAGTTCGAGAGCGGCGGCATGCGCAAGTTGCTGAAGGATCTCGGCGCAGACGGCGGCATCACGTTTGAAGACATCACCGCTTGCACCGCGCTCTATCGTCCAGGTCCAATGGAGTCAGGCATGATGGACAGCTTCGCAAAGCGCAAACAGGGTCTTGAGAGCGTCGAATACGACCACCCCATCATGATCCCTGTTCTCGAGGAGACATTCGGCGTGATCGTCTATCAGGAGCAGGTCATGAAAATCTCGCAAGTGATTGCAGGATATACCGGCGCCGGTGCTGACAAACTTCGCAAAATCATGGGCAAGAAACTGCCAGAGGAGATGAAGAAGGAACGCGGCAACTTTGTTGATGGCTGCGTCGCGACAATTCAGTGCGCGCCGGAGTGGGCCGGAAAACTGTTTGACAAGATCGAAGGCTTCGCCGGATACGGCTTTAACAAAAGTCACTCCGTTGAATACACGCTGATCTCCTATCAGGCGATGTGGCTCAAGACCAATTTTCCTGTTGAGTTCTTCGCAGCGGCTTTGACCATTCTCGACAGCGACAAGCTGCCCGGTATCATTCGTGAGGCGAAGTCCTGCGGCGTCAACGTGGACGTGCCTGACATCAATCACTCTACGGGTCGGTTCGAGATTGCAACAGACACACGTCTTGTCATGCCGTTCCAGCGGATCAAGGGCATTTCTGACAAGACATGCGATGCGATCCTGAAGGCACGGGTCACTGGTCGCTTTACGTCGATGGATGACTTTCTTGCACGGGTCGAGAAGCGCAGTTGCAACGTCCGTCACCGTGAGGTTCTCACTCTTGTTGGGGCGTTTGCATGGGTTGATCCTACTCAGCAGCCGCCAAATCATCCAAGTCGCATCAAGGATCAGATCGAACTTCTTCCGGGTCTGATCGCGGCGCATGTGCCTATCAACCACAGCATGAACAACGACAAGACGACCAAAGAATATCTTGGCGAGTTGATTGATCGCTACCGCGCCAATCACGGTCCTGCATCTGCGACACCAGACGGTATGCCGGTCAAGCCGAGCTTCGGACGCAATGCGCGCTTTATGATCATCGCAGATTGCCCAAATGGTCAGGAAGACACAGCAGGTCTTATGGGTCTGTCGCTCTCTGCAGGCGCCATTACAGAGGCGATCTACGAGTCCGGGCTCGATGTGCCCGACGCATACTGGACGGCACTTGTGAAGCGTCCCAAGCGCGGTGCGCAGCTGCTGCCGGAGGAGATCAACCTCTACAAGCCTTATCTTGACGAGGAGATTGAAATGCTGCGGCCGCCAGTGATCGTTTTGATGGGCACGACAACAGTCCGGACGTTCATGCCAGAGTTCCGCGGCAAAGCGTCAGACGCCGCCGGCACTGTCGTTTACAACCGTGATCTTGATGCAAATCTGGTGATCGGCTTCAATCCAGGCGAAATTTATCACGCGCCAGAAAAGCAGGAAAACATGAACAGAATTTTCCACAAAGTAGCGGAGTTGTTGGCATGAAGAAACTCATAAAGAGGCTGGTCTGTGACTGGTTTCACGTCGGCGGAATAATTGAGCGTGATCATGAAGGTCGCATAAACTGGCGCTGCTTAAAATGCGGCCGCTGGGGAGATAATCCCGTTTCCAAAGAGACGGAGCGTCATGTCTTTGACTCTGCCATGCAGCCTAATCAGGTCATGGCTGATCTGATCTTTGGATACCGGAGTGAAGAAAAATACAGCTGTAAACGTAGCACACCGACACCCACAACTTCACACTTTCCGGAGACATAAAATGACCGAACCCGTCAATCCCGTCCTGAGTGCCCTGCCCCAGTCAACCTACACGGTGCGCGACTTTGTAGATGCAGGTAAGCTCAAGTCCGACCTTGCGTATTCAACCAACGATCTGTCGGATGCGATGATGCGTCAGGCGTCTTTGTTCAGCCACTACGGCGTTCTTCTGGCGCAGGCATCGCATCAGGTGGACGTGGTCAAGATGCTGCTCGAAAACACCGAAGCCGCTGTTTACCGCAAGCTGCGCAAGGAGCTGACAGACGCCGGTGAGAAAGTCACCGAGCCAATGCTCGAGAAAGCCGTGTCGCGCAATGACCGTGTTGTCTCCATGAAGCGCGCACTGGCACAGGCAAAGCGCGTCGAGACCGTGACCAAGACCGCCGTAGAGGCATTTCGCCATCGCCGCGATATGCTGGTTCAGCAAGGCTTGATCAGTCGCGAAGAAATGAAGGGTCAGCTCGGTATCGCCGCGAAGAACGCGCATGAAGAGGCGCGTCAGCATCAGGCGATGGACGCAATGTCCCGGATTCAGGCCATACGCGCAGGTAAAGAGGAAGGTGAATAAAAGAGAGCGCATCCCAAGATTTTCGCGCTATAACGTAAGCAAGCGCTGACGTTGAGCGCGACACACAAGCCGATGAAAACCCAGTGAAAAAGACATGCAGGTCTAGCGAGAATATGCTATAAGTTATATAGCTATGTAGCTACATGGTCAGCACGAAAAGCACAAAGTCCAAAGTCGAAAATACAAAGTCCAAAGTCTCAAAACGCAAAACGCAAAACACAAAAGGAACGCCACACATGGCAATCAATCCAGCACTCACCCGTATGCTCGGTCAGGCCGCAAACAAATACAAAGGCGGAGGCGGTAACAAAGCCGCAAAGCCAGGTGACGGTCGCACACAGATCCGTCTTCTCATTGACCCTTCAAAGCCGCTCGAACAGTTCTGGCAGGACTCTGCCGTTCACTGGATCAAAGCCGACGTTAATGGCAAGCCTCTTGTTGTTGTTGGCGACTGTGACACCGTCTTCCAGCAGCCCTCTGTTATTAAAGCTGCGATCCAGATGGCCATCGACAATGCCACCGACGAGGACAGCAAGGAACTCTTCGAAAGCTGGAAGGAAAAGAAGTCTGTCATTTTTCCGGTCATCATTCGTCCTGAGACCGACACGCCTGTTCTGATGGAGCTTACGCCGACCACTTTCGGTAAGATCATGGATTTGATCACGATGTATGCGACATCTTTGCAGGATCCAAGCGATCCAAACTCAGGCATCGACATTACCGATCTCAACGCCGGTATGGACATCATCATCACCAAGACTGGCAAGGGTCTTAACACCAGCTATGACGTCGCGATTGCGCCAGCAGGTTCCAAGCCAGTTCCGGCAGATGTATTCACCAAGATGCCTGATGCGTTGGAATACGTGAAGCGCGAGTTCTTCCGTGGCGAAGAACAGAAAGCCCTGAACGCAATTCAGCAGATCGCCGGTATCGCAGTGCCACGCTTGGCAAACACAGCAGCAACACCCACAGCAGCGTTGACAGCGCCGTCTGCGGTTGTTCCAGATGCTACTGTTGCTGCACCTGCACCTGTTGCTGCACCTGCACCTGTTGCAGCACCTGTCGTCGCTGCTGTTGTCGAACCTGTCGCTGTCGCGCCCGTAGACAATGACATCGCAACACAGATCGCGGCACTTCAGGCGCAGCAGGCCGCGCTTGTGAAGTCGCAGACAACACCTGCGGCTGTTGCAGAAGCAGAACCTGAGACTGCATCACCGATGCTCTCTGAGAGTGATGCAGACGCCATCCTCGCGGAACTTGACCAGCTCAAGTAACGCAGGTCATTCGATGCAGGTTCCCCTCCCTGGCCTGTATTGAACTCGATCCGTTTTCGCGAACGGATCTTTACGGAGTGAGTGATTGGTCCTTCGCCAGACGCTCACTCCGTTTTTACGAGGTTCATATGAAAAAGCACCATCTTATCATCGACGGTAATTCGTTGGGTTATTTCGCCAATTCAGGCAAGAAATTGTCCATTGGTGAGCTGCAGGTTCAGGCGATCTACAATTTCCTGCGCACCTTGCGTCAAGTCTATGCGCTGCACCAGCATTACAACGTGATCATTCTATGGGATGGTCTGTCTTGGCGCCATCAGATCAGAAGTGACTACAAGGAGCATCGCGATGTGGTCGAAAAGCTATATCAGATCAAACAAGCAGCCGCCAAAGATGCGTATCGCAAGCAGGTTCCTTACATCAAGCAGGCGCTTGGTTATATCGGTGTTCCTCAGATTTCGGCGGCAAATATGGAAGCTGACGACCTTGCGGCGATCTTCACAGACAAGTTCACAGCGCGGGGTGAAACTGTCAAACTTATGACCGGCGACAAGGACTGGTTGCAACTTGTTGGGCCGAATGTGACATGGCACGACTTCATCAACAAACGCACCGTCACGCACAAAAACTTTGAGGAGTTTACAGGTGTTGCGACGTCGCGCCAGTTTGTTGAGGTCAAGGCACTCGCTGGTGACGACGGTGATCTAGGCAAAGGCTCGGGCGTAGGTGGCATCGGTGAGAAGGGCGCAAAAGACTTTCTCAATAAATATGGCAGCTTTACGGACTTCATCAACATGGTGTGTCTTGAAAAGTCCATAGATTTCAACAAACTACCAAAGAAACTTAAAGCGCTGGTTGAAGATGAACAAAAGGCGCTGAAGTTTCAGGAAAACATCTTGTTGATGGACTTGCGCACAGCGGCGCGTCCCGCACCCACTGGCATGACGCTCGATAAGGGCGTCCCGTCACACCACAAAATGGAGCGGTTCTGCGAGACCCTGCTCTTCAAATCCATTCTGCAAGAGTTCGACGATTGGTTGCGTGTCTTTCCGGCATTCAATCCGACAACCTAATCATTCACCAAGGAGTTAGCTATATGGCTAAAACATCATCACCGCAGGACATCGTAAATGCTCTGGCAGGCGTCGGTCTGACCAATGACGAAGAAGCAACGCCCACCAAGTTTCTCGATACCGGCTTTCCGGTTCTGAACCACGCATCGAACGCAGATTGGGCAGGTGGTTTCCCTGTCGGTCGTGTGATCGAAATTGCCGGGCCACCATCAGCAGGTAAAACGGCAATCGCGACACGCGCTATGGCCGCTGCACAGAAAATGGGCGGTATCGCTGGTTTCATGGATCATGAGCGCTCGTTCTCGATCAAGTTGTCACCAAAGCTGGGGCTCGACAACTCACCGGGGCGTTTCATCTATAAGAAGCCAGAGACCTTCGAAGCGTCCATCGCGACCTTCCACCTTGCTGTGTCAACCATTCGCGACAAGAAGCTGATTGATCCCAAAGCGCCGATCTGTTGGGTCTTTGACAGTCTGGCCGCCATGACGCCCTACTCTGTGATCTATGACGACAAGGGCAAGCGTCGTGATCCCAATTCGATCAACATGCGCGACAAACTGGCACTTGCGACCGCAACCTCTGTTCACTTTCCTGGCGTCACTCAGGTGGCCGAGGATTACGGCGTGTGCTGTATCTTCCTGAACCAGATGCGCACGAACATCGGCGTGATGTTTGGTGACAATCGCAAGACCACCGGCGGCAATGCACCTGAGTTCTACTTCTCGCAGCGGATGTGGCTGTCTTCGAAGAAGATCAAAGTCGGCACGGATGTTATCGGCATGGAAGTCACCGGTCAGTTCGTTAAGAACAAGGTGGCGCGTCCTTACGGTGAGGCAAAGTGGCGCTTCATGTTTGAGAAAGACGGCACAGGTCGCTTTGATCGTGAGCGGTCATTGATCGACTTCCTCGAAGCCGAAGGTCATCTGACAAAAGGTCGTCCGGGCTACATCGAATGGGATGGCAAGCAGTATTCGCGTGACCAGCTGACCGATCTTATTCGTGATGAAGGTGACGCTGGTTTTGACAAGCTGAAAGCGCTTCTGCCGGCATCCTACACACCGCCGGTTGTTGCTCAGATCAGCATAGAAGACGAAGACGACACGGTGTCATAATTATCCCGCACTCCCCATTTGTCTGCGCTATAATAAAGTGCAAGCAAATATGGTGTGGAATAATGAAGACAATAAGCATTTGGCAGCCCTTCGCGACTTTGATTGTGGAGGGCTGCAAGACCGTCGAGACAAGAACATGGCCAGCGCCAGCATCAGTTATCGGTCAGCGCATCGGCATCGCATCGACAAAGAATATCCTTCCAGGTCAGCGTGACCAGTGGAACGATCCGGTCTTTCGCATTCACTATGAAATGACCGGTATGCCGAATTATCTGGAGTTGCCGTTTGGGTATCTTCTGGGCACGGCGGTTCTTGATGCTGTCGATGTTATGACCGAAGAAATGATGGAAGATGTCTCGGACACGGAGTTGAACTTCGGTTGGTGGGAACCAGGCAGCTACGCTTGGCGTCTGACTGATCCGATCAAACTGGAACACCCCATCCCCATTCGGGGTCAGCAGGGTATCTACGAGTGGAAGGGCA